TTCCTGCCAGAGGATGTAAAACGCAGGATTCCATTTGCTGAGTGGGCAGATAACCCCAAATCGTTTACGCGCAAAAAGTTCGTCAAGGAAACGGCTGATTATTTGTTCAGCGTGTATGGGATTGGCTCGGAGCAAGACCGGCATACACTGATGATGCTTGCCGATCAGATTCAAATCTACATTGACGCAAGGTCGGCGATAGATACTCAGCCGCTTATTGTGGAAACTAACGCTGGTAAAACGTTTGCGCCTAATCCTTACATCAGCCTTGCAAATAAGGCGATGGAGAATGCCATTAAACTTATGTCTGAGTTGGGGCTAACACCAAAGTCTAGGTTGGCGGCTAATAAGCTCGATGACAACACGAAAATAAACGATTTCCTGAAAGGGCCTAAGTTCGGAACATGAAACTAGAAGATGGGATTGAGTACGCTGTCAGCGTAGTAAAGGGTGATATTGACGCGTGTAGGAATGTGCGTCTTGCCTGCCAGCGTTTCCTAAATCATTTGGAAAACAAGGAATGGGAATGGGTTTTTGATCCCGGTCCCGTGAATCACTTTCTACAGTTCACCGCACTTTGCAAGCATGTAAAAGGTCAATGGGCTGGACATCCCGTCACGTTAGAACCTTTCCAGATTCTTATTATCTGTGCCATCTACGGATTTAGGAGCAAGAAAGATAGACAAAAGCGGATGGTGCAGGATGTCATTGTTTACATCCCGCGCAAGGCTGGTAAATCGACATTAACGGCGCTGATCGCACTTTATGAGCTAGGCTTTGGCGAAGCTGGAGCCGAGGTCTACACGCTCGCTACTAACAGAGATCAGGCATCAATCGTGTTCACTACCGCTAAGGGTTTTGTCGAGACAATGCCGAAAGAGCTCTCCGGTTTGTTTGTCCCCGGTAAATTTACGATCACGAAGAACGGCGACTCTCAGAGCATGATGAAAGCTCTCAGCCGAGACACCAAAAAGACCGGAGACGGGCTTAACCCTTCTTGCGCGATTATTGACGAGGCAAGCCAAATCGTAGACAGGAATGCGATTGAGGTCTTGCACTCAGGGATGGTATCTCGACTTAATCCTTTGCGGCTATACATAACCACCGCTTCTTTTACCCGCGACACAAAGTTCTTTGAGGACTTTCAGGTGATGGAGCATATCCTCCATCAGGATGTTCCTGATAACCCGCGGTGGTTTGGCCTTCTTTACTCTCTGGATGCTGGCGACGATTGGAGAGACGAAAAGGTATGGGCTAAAGCTAACCCGATGCACAATATCTCGGTCTCGCACGATGCAATTGTTGCTCGATGCGAAGAGGCGAAGATTAAGCCCGCTGCACTCAACGAGTTTCTCTGCAAAACGCTTAACGTTTATGTCTCGGCCGAAACCGCGTGGGTTGACCGCACACATTGGGATGAATCCGTAGGGCTGACAGAAAGAGAACCCGAAGCAGTATTTATAGGTTTTGACCTAGCGGCAACACGAGATCTGAACGCTGTTTGCACGTTAAAGCGATTTGCCGAGGACGATTACGAAGCGGAATGGAAGTTCTTTCTTCCCGAAGATGGCTTTGAATTATTGCCAACTCATTATCAAGATATTTTTAGACAAGCGATCAATTCCGGGATCTTGCACATCACCGAAGGTAACGTGATGGACGATAGAGAAATTTCGGCGTATATTATTGGGCAAAGCCAGAAATACGACATAAAAGAAGTAGGCTACGACGCTTACAATGCTGCGGCTTTAGTAGCAAGGCTGTATGAAGTCGGAATGCCGGTAAAGAAAGTCGGTCAAGGAATGGCGGTGCTTTCTAACCCGTCTAAGCATGTCGAGCGACTCATCTTAGGCCACAAAATCAGACACGACGGAAACCCATTCTTAGGACATCAACTGGGCAATTGCGAAGTGTTTACAGACGTTCAAGGCAACATCAAAGTCAAGAAAGCCGGTGTGGATCGCCACGCTAAGGTCGACGGAATTATTGCCTTGATTATTGCGATGCACTGTAGTCTGGACAACCCGATGCCGTCTGAATCGTACGGATTCAGAGTTTTCTAGGGGTAAAAATGGGCTTATTCGACGTATTTAAGCGTAAAACAAAGGCCGAAAGTAACTCCTTATTTGGAAATACTGTCCTCGGAAACAACGTCATGCTCCGCGGTAAGGGGCAAGGCTATGGATCTAACCAATTACTGTACGTTACGACCTCTGCGGTTAACGAAGCAGGTCGAACTGTCGACATAACGACACTTGCTAGAAACTCGACGGTTATGGCTTGTGTGGGGGCAAAAGCTCGATCTCTTGCTCAACTGCCTGTAAAGATCATGTCGAAGCAGGCTGACGGCACATTTGTAGACACACAGACCGATCCGAGCGTTCCTGAGCGTGAAAAGAGCCGAGCAGCAAGCGTTCTTAATTTACTTGCGAATCCTAATAACTTCCAAAGCCAATACGAGTTTTGGTATCAGTTCACAATGTGGCATGAGCTGGCTGGTGAGACTTTCGTATTACTCTGGAGGAAAGACGCAGAGGAGCCGACGCAGATTCCGCTCGAGATGTACGTTCTTGATTCGACGCTAATCGTGCCGAGGATCTCAGAGACGCGTTATCCGTTCTACACGCTTACAAGTTCGTCCTACGGCTTCAACAAGGATGAGCCGCTCAAGTATTTTCAAGTCATGCACACGAAGTCTGAGCCGTGGCAAGGTTCTAGTTCGTTCAACCGCTTGCAGGCTGTCGAGTTGGTCTCCTTAGATCAGGACATCGACCTCTATTCCAACTTCATTATGCTTAACGGTGCAAAACCCTCGGGTTTATTCCGTACTGAGCAAGTCATCCCTGACTCAAAGTTCAAAGAGATTGCTAGCAGGCTAAAAGAAGCGTGGACGAACATGCTTAATAGCCAGCCTTCGGATCAGAGTAAGCCGGGGCAGTCTATGTTGTTGGATCAGGGCATGACCTACGAAGCAATCAAGCCTTTGACGCTTCAGGATGTGGATGCTAGAGAGCTTAAGAAACAAACAATGACGCGAATCTGCGGATTGTTTGGTGTACCTCCCGCAATGATCGGAGTCGGCGAGTCAAAATACAACAACACGCAGACGATGCTTGATGAGTTCTACAAGAGCACGATGATGCCGTTTATCACGAACGTTGAGCAGCGGTTAAAATTGGCGTTATTAAAAGGCTATCCGAATTTACACGTTCAGTTTCAGACGCAAGACTTCCTGAAGGGCGCTCCGCTAGATCAGATGAATTATGTCGTTGCAGGAGTCAAGAATGGGATTCTTACGCAGAATGAGGCCCGCGAATATCTGGGACTTAACTCTCTCGATGGTGCTGATGATCTGTTGCTTGCCGCTGGTGGCGATAGCACTATTCCCGGCAGTTCTCCGCAAGACACTGGCGGCGGTGGAAACCTTAAGGTGGTCGGTAAAACAGGCAGAGCCGGAAATGCTTAAGGAACTGTTAGAGAAACTCAAGGCCGCGGCAGACAAGAGAAAGCCAAAGCCTAAGTTGGTAGATGGAATGGTAAAAAAGGAACCTATCAATGGCTAAGAACATCACTTTTTTCTACGAAGCCAAAGTTGAGCTAGGCAGGAAAGCCGACGAGGCAACGGGCGAGCCCGCGGGTGAAATCGAAGCCACACTTACGACGTGGGGCGCGAGAGAAGGCGCAGACGGTCGCAGGTTCTTCTACACGCCAGAGGCTTTTGAGGCGTGGCACGAGATGTGGATGGAAGCAGGAAGGCCGCTTCCGATGTACTTTCAACATTCAAGCGACATGATGCCTGTCGGTGAATGGTCGAAGTTCGACATTACCGAAGAAGGGATGGTCGGCACAGGAAAGATCTTCCTGAACACCACTTCCGGGTCTGATCTTTATACGATCATGAAGGAAAGCCCGCGGATGGTTGGTGGCGTTTCTGTGGGTGCTTACGCAGATGAGTATCAAATGGTGGATGAAAACGGCGAGCCTACAGATGATCCAGACATGTTCTTTCAGATCGTCAAAGGTGGTCTAGCCGAGGTTTCTATCGTGATGCAGCCTAATAACCCAAAGGCTGAGATTAGTAGACTTGAGTATTGGATGGGGTCTAAGCCCAATCCGAGGACGATTGAGAAGGCTTTGCGTGATGCAGGGCTATCTCGCCGGGATGCGACCGCCGCGTCCGGTGTGTTGAAAGCCATTTTGGAACAGCGTGATGCTCAGAGTGAGTCTGATGCGGCGGAGTTGCTGAAAGCGCTCGAATACCGCGAGTTGCTGAAAGCTATTTCAACCCGTTAGGAGATTTCAAAATGTTGGAAAAAGTCATTGAAAAACTGGATGCAATCGAAGCATCTAGCGCTGCCAAATTGGCAGAAACCGCTCAAGCTGTTGAAGCAAAAGTTGCTGAGGCTGTCGAGTCGCTTAAAACCGAAACAGAGGCAAAGATTGCCGCTTTAGAGGCAAAAGTTGCCGCTCCTTCGATCATCCGTCCGATTCACAAGACCGTTCGTGGCGAAGCAAATCGTCGCTTTAAGGACGTTCTCAAAGAGTACGTTAAGGCCGGTAACAACATCGAGCGCGAAGTCAAGATCTTTGAATCGGTCGATCAGTGCGAAGCGTACATCAAGGAAGCCTCAGCTCTTACGGGTTCGGGTTACGACGTTGGTGGCCGCACAGCTTACGATCCCGTGTTCGCGGCAAAGCGTCTCGGAAATCCCTTGATGGATCTGTCGCGCATCGTTGCAACTGACGGCTCTGCATATCAATTTAGAGTCAAAACCGGCAATGCAGGTGCTCAGTGGGGCTACACCGTTCAGAACAACGGCACACCTACAACTGAAGCCACGAGCATTTGGCAGGTGATCCTTAAGGATCTAAACGCTCAGTTCCCCATCCGTACCGCAGCGCTTGATGACATCGACGGTCTTGAGGCTAACGTTGTCGACGATATGCTGATGGAGTTCCAGCAGGCAATGGCAACCTCGATGATCCAGAACAACGATCAGTCGGGAACCGGAACCTCTGTGTCTACAGGCGGCGCTGATGGCTTGCGCGGTTTAGATCAGTACGCTGGTGCTAATGCAACCTACACGGGCGGTTCTTGCTCGACAGCTGCTTTCGGTACGTCTGGAACTGCAACGACCAACGGTCTGCACTCGCTTGCTACCTACGATCAGTTGACGACTAACGCCAACACGGTCGCGGCAAATAACGTGAACTACAAAGACGTAGTGAACTTTATTTACAGCTTGCCACAGCAGTATTGGACACCGACAGCAGCGTTCATGATTAACCCGATCCTGCTTCAGGGAATCCGTGGGTTAGTCGATCTGCAAGGCCGTCCGATCTATGTTGACGGTGTTTCGCGCACCGATGGCATTGTTGGTGAATTGCTCGGCTTCAAGGTTGCAGTTAACAAGTATGTCGACAATCCTAGCCAGCCCACCACCGGCGCAGCAGGGACTACGTCCTACTATCCGATGTACTTTGCGGATTGGCAGCAGTTCCACACCATCGTCATGCGTCTCTCAATGGTTCTCAGGAGATACGACCAGACAGTTCCGGGATCTATAACATTCTATGGCGAGACTCGTGCAGCCACTTCGGTGCGCGATCCTAACGCTGGCGTTCGTTATCGTTCGACTGGTACGGCTGCTTGATAAAAGAGGGCGAAAGCCCTCTCCCTTTTGGAGAGATTATGAAACAGGTTATTTTGGAAGGCTTGAAAAAGGCTCTCCACGAGGGCAAAAGCA